GCCACCCAACGGCAAACCACGCATAATTTGTTTTTTAATTAATTCTCTATTTTGTGGGTCTTCATACAACTCTTCTACATAAGAAGTGCTGCTTCTTGAAGGAATGTCCCGCGGGAAAGTTGATTGTTGGACACCGGGAAACCCAGCAAGAGCATCTTTAATCAAAGATCGATCAAACGCTTGCAACTCCGGAGGCGGAGGGGTCCATGCTTCCGTTGGCTGATCTAAAAACCGATTAGCCTCATCAATTCTGTCTTGCACAACTTTATTTGTGTTGCGCATTTTTTGCAATTTGTTTGCTGAGTAACTTGTTGGCGTCAACGCGCCATAACTCTTTACAACACCGGGCTTTTCAGTCCTTTCCCATTCAAGTTTCTTTTGCGCTTGTTGCAACGATTTTTTCTGAATGTCCTCTGCCGTTAATTTTGGATTGGCTTGGGCAATTTGCTCCGCCAGCCTTTGTTGTTGATCGCTTAAAGCCGTGTTGGTGTAATTTGGAGAAACACGTTCGGTTCCTCTTGTCTTGAGAGAATTCAAAAAATCATCAATGGCTTCTGCGCCGCTTTTGATGACTTCTTTCACTTTTTGCTTGGCCGGGTTGCCGCCCGGTGCCATATGAACTTCCCCGCCATGAGCGTAGCGCTCAACAGTCGCCGGGTTGTACATGATGGCCGCACGATCTCCTAACAAGCCCTCATACCCATACTCTTTTGCAAGCCGCTCGAAGTCAGTCAAAGCCTGATCCTCATTGATGAGCCCTTGATTGCTCCGGGCGGTAAATGGCATTCTGTTTGCCTCTCTGGCCAACAATCCCAACCGTTCTGGATCGCTGGCCATACTGTACAGGTCCTCGCCCTGTGTACCATAACGATATCGGCCTAACCCCGCCTCCGGCCGCGGGTCGTCACCGCGATAGAAATACGTCCGATCCATCACCGGCGCTTTCGATCCCTGTAGGCGGTACAACTCTTCGCCCCGTATGCCAGTCCCGTAGCGGCTCGGATCCGTCATGGTAAGGCTTGGGTCATGGCTGAAGTGCGTTAGCCGCTCAGAGGCCCCTTGAGACGGCCTGAAGATGCCTTTCATGTACTCCGGCAATCCACCTTCATACATTGGATCCGTAAACTCGGGCGGCAGCAGCAACCCGCGGTTAGGTGAGTACTGGAAGTTCTCCCCGTACAGCGCACGCTTTTGCTGCGCAATCTCGTTGGCCAACCCTTCGTCGCCCCGGCGCATCGCCTCGTAACGCAACGCATCCAGCTTTGCTAGTTCGGCCTTCAACTCGACGTTAAGCGGCGTGTAGTTCACTACGCTGTTCTGGCCCCGCGTCTCTGTGGCCAACGCAATTCGGGCCAGCGGCGAGTACATCTGGCTGTGTGCGCCAAACGCCAACTCTTCACCCTTAGGTCCAAACTCATTGCCATGCACGGCGTGGCCAAACAAATCATGCACCGCCCGGAACTGTTCCGTCTGGTTCAAACCGGTACGCGGATCCACGTCACTCATCATGTTGTGGGGCTCGCCACCCTGAAACACATAGAGGTGTTGGTTGCCGTGAACGTCCTCTAGCATCTCCCCGCTGGAGCGGTAGTCACCCTCGCCAGCACGGTGGAAAGACATATTCACCGGCATCTGGTTGAACTGCTGCGCCGTCTCGTAGTTGAGTTGACGGTACGCCTTTTCCATCAGGTCGTCGTAATCCCTTGCCCCGATCGTCTCCATCAGTTCAGGCATCTGGCGGCCATAAGCCTCATACACCGCCTGCTTATACTGCGGGTTGTCCGTTGACGCCTCCATGAACGCCCGGCCGATAGCCCCTTGCTTCGCCAATGACGTTGGCGGCATGGTCGTTAGCAAGGATTCAGTCTGCGTGCCACCAAACTTCTCAGCAGCACGCCGCGCAATGTTGTTCTCTCGAACTAATCGGGCCACTTCTTCAGGCGAGTAGCGTTTCGCCACTTTGCCTCGAACCGCTCCCGTTCCTCCGGGTCCAACTCCCTCGCCGGTCCCAGTAACTTCTCGAACGCCTGTACGGCTTGCCTGACCTTCTCCAGCCCCGACTGGGTTGATTCGGTAGAAAGGTCCTTCTTGTGCTGTGACATAATTTACTTCTCCTGTTGGTTTGTTCCCGTACAACTTCTTTATAAAATCATCCACCGATGTAACGGCTGTTTTGATGCCTTGCTTTATTGCTTCCTTGGTAACGTCTTTTCCGCCGGCCATCATCACTGCACCGCCAGTTGCAAAGTCGGTGATATGCGATGATGGGTCGGTTTCGTAGTCAATGTACGGCGGACGTATTGCTAGCTTTTCTTCTGGGTAATTGCGCCTTTGCTGAACCATTCGGGCCTCTTCTTCACCAGAGACCTTGCGGTAAGCATCGTATGGATTTGTTTCACCCTCAAGCTGTTTTGTTTTGTTCAAAAAATCTTGGATGTTTTTTAATCTTTGACCTTCATTTACAATTAAATTTTTATCAGAAGGCGACAGTGTTTGTTGCATTTCTTGAATCAACTGAAGAAGTTCTTCTTCTCTTGTTTTGGCTATATCTCGTTCTGCCATTCTAGCGGCCATTTGTTCAGGGCTCGATCCACCCTGCCAACCTTCTATCTCTTGGATAGCGTGTTGCAATTCATGCAACGCAGTTGATCGTTTGTTTGGCGCGTTAGAATTTATTGTTATGCGTTGCTCACCGGGAGAAAAATAACCTTGCACGCTTTCCGGAGCGTAAAATTGGCTATTGGTTGGCTCTAATTGCCTAAAAACGTAATTGGAAAGCTCTGGATATGCCTCAAACAATTCTGGGTGTTCAATAAATTCTTGTGCTTTTCCAATTGGGTTGTTTTGTAAATTTAACACCTGACTTTCAAAATATTTTTCAGCGTCGTCCAATTCTTCCCGGCTGGTTGCTCGGTTTGCAGCCTGCAAGAATCTTTGTTTTTCGGTCTCAAATTGCCTGTCTTTTGCTGTGTTGGAGTTGTACCTCATAGCCAAGTCAGAAAGTTCTTGACGAAATTCATTGTCTGGCGCTCTCATTGTTTTGGTTGCCCGCCAGATCTCCTTCCGGTTCTTGCCTTCCTGCTCCATCTGCGCTGCAAGTGCAGCGGCATCGTGACGGAACGTCTTCGCCTTTGGCCCAATCATAATCTGCATGGGGGCGGTGCCAGTGGCGTTCAAAACCTTCTGCGCTAAGTCATACCCAGCATCGCTGGTCACCGCATCCTTGATGCCCTTCGCAACCCCCTTCGCTACTCTCTTCCCTTGGCCAACCGCAGGAATTAAATCCATCAGCCCAAACCCCGTCTCAACGCCAGCGCCAATAATGTCACCGCGTTTGAGTGCATTTGGCACGTTGGCCAGATTGTGTATTGCCTCCTCGCCGTACAACGGGATCATCCCCGCGGCAACCACAGGATTGACCATCGCGCCAATGTCTAAAACCCCATACCCAAGGGGAAGCCTGCTGTTCTCCCCTCCAACGATCGTTTGGGCTCTCTGCCTAGCCTTAGATCGATCTGATCCTGCGGCCTCCATAGCAGCCTGCAAACCGCTGGCCATGCGCTCCTTTACCGTTGGGGTGACCGACCTAACCTCACCCGGAGCCTTGCTGTCAAATATGCCAGCGCTGTACCGGCTTTTGTTCAAAGGGGTGTTGTACCGCTCCATCAACTCAGCAAGCATTGTATCGCCACCGTCAGCCATGTGAACTTCGCTGCCGCCCTTGACTAATTGAGCCGCCTTGCTTACAGAATGGCCAGCGTTAACCAAATCAACAATTTTGTTTAGCGTGTCGTTGTCAAGCGGCAAGCCAGCAGCAAGAGCCGCGTTGTAGAACTTTTCTCCGCCAATGCTTGCGGCCCGTCCTTTATTAACCTCTCCACCAGCGGCTTTCTCTTGCCCTTTAGAAATGTTTTCTATAAAAATGTTTGCGTCTTCTGGTGTTTTTAATCCTAAAGCATCAGGGTTTACACCTGTTTCTCGCATAAAGTATTCTTTCCACGCCGTAGGATGATCTGCCGATTTAAGCATTTGACCATTCGGAAGCGATGAAGGCCAGTGAAAACGATTGTTGTCATACGGGTAACGCTCAGGCTGTAAGCCAGCTTTCCACGCAGCCCTGTAATCATAGTCTTTAGTGTCTAAGTCTGGTTCCTCATTGTACTCAGCCTTAAACTCTTTAAACCAATCCGTGCCGCGAATCCAATTTTGAAATGCCGCTTCATCGTTTGGCATTTTTTTATTGGAGCCCATCTGAACCTCTCCGCCTTCTGCGTAGATGTCTGGCAACTTAATTGCGGGGCGCTGAATCTGGTTGTCAAACACCGACTCTCCCGGCTCGCTGTACTTTTCTGGATACACCATATTGTCCGTTAAGCCAAGCTCTTTCTTTAGAGCCTCAAGGTAGTCCTCTTGGTATCTGCGCGGGAAGGGTTCTCTCAACTCAGCACGCGGCAGCAACTGAACAAGGCCGGCCTGCTCTCCTTGATTTGCCATGACTCGATTCCGGTGCCGACCTTCATGACCAGTCAAAAACGGAATAAGTGGCAATCCCTGTTCTTCCTTGTTGATCGAAAGGAACGGCACATCATCAAACCCGCCGACGTTTGGAAGATAGTCTTCCATGTACTCGCGGTAACTCATTTGCTCGCCATTTGCGCCAATGCGAGTTGAAAATTCATCAGTAAACCGTGCATCAAGCGGTTTTGCGTAACGCTCAAAATCTCTTGGGTTCATTGTCATAAGAGCTTTGGCGTTATCACCAAGAAAAGCGTCACGAATTGCTTGTTCTTTGTACAACCTCTCTAGATTGGGTACCTCATCAGCCGCACGCTCTACGCGCCTTGCGCCATAACCACCCTTGCTTTGGCGTACCGCTTCTTTAATTGCGTTAAGCCGGCTAGGAATTACAACCACTGGGGACTGCACGGCAGTAGGAGGCAAAATCGGTGCAACTACATCAGTCGTCTTGACCACCGCCTTGACCGGTTTGTTGAGTTCGGACAAAAACTCATTGATCAAGTTCTTTACAGCCGCCTTGCGTGGATCCATATCCGCCTCTTGCGTAGATCCGCCATCATATCGCGCCTAGGCTGTCAAGTCACTACCAACAAGGATGGGGACTGGAAGGAAGGGGACAAGGCTTAGTAATCCTTACCCAACCGCGCACTGATAGCGTAATCCCGCTCCATGCCTATGCGCCAATCCCCATGCTTCTTGGTTACTTCTTCTTTCGGCTTCATCACCTCATACCGCAAGCACGCCAGACACTTCCACCTCTCCCGGCCACCCTTCAACGCTACCTTGCTAATCGGGCCACCGCACGGGCAAGTTAACCCACCACTCAAAACTTTTTCGGCACCATCATCATATATCATCTATATATTCCTTATAGATATCAATCACTTACTGTATGACTGCTCGATGGTGGACGACACCTAGCCCTCCTGAAAGGATCAAGGTGCCTTCAATGCTGCTCGACGGAGCCACGCATACCCGGTAGCCGTTCGATCAAGGGCGCTGCCTTCGCCACCCTCGTGCCTGTCTCAGATCTTTCCCACAGTAGGCACTATCCCCGATCCCCTGTCGTGTTGTCCCCGACGAGATCAGCGGCAAAACATAGAACGCAAAAAAGCCGTTAAGTCTGACCCCGGTGGAACCACACAAAGGATTGTGTCCTTTGGGCACCCCAGACGGGGTCGGGATCAGGCTTAACGGCTCTCATTGCAAGGGGTTCCACGCCTTACCCAGAAAATATAGTCCATCTAGATGCATCTTGTCAACACCTTTCTTCATTGTGCGCTAGACAACCCTTCTACCCTCTGGTATCAAGCGGTCTGCACAACTTATGGGCACGCTATGGTTATCACCGACGATGAGTTTATCCAACTCTGGGAGCGGCTCCGTAGCCCCCAGAGAATCGCTGAAGAGACCGGCGTCGCAGTGCGCAACGTCTACAACAGACGCCGATCAATCGAAAAGAAACTGAGCATCACCCTTTCCTCAGAACACCAAAACCCATCCTGCGCTGAGTTTGACTCCAAGCGCCACCTCACGAAGATGCGCCATATCGGCGGCATGACCGACGGCATCATCCTCGTCTTCTCCGACGCACACTTCTGGCCCGGCGTCCGCACAACCGCTTTCAAGGGCTTGTTGTGGGCTATAAAGTCCCTTAAACCGCATATGGTCATTGCGAACGGCGACATATTTGACGGGGCCTCGATCAGCCGACACCCGAGGTCGGGGTGGAGCCAGAGGCCAAACGTGAAGCAGGAACTAGACGCCTGCAAGGAAGCCATGACCGAGATCGAGCAAGCCTGCCACAAGGCTCGCCATCACACTCAACTCGTCTGGCCACTAGGTAACCATGACGCTAGGTTTGAGTCGCGCCTAAGCTCATTCGTGCCCGAATTCGAGGGGGTTCAGGGCCTCACCCTTAAAGACCACTTCCCTAAGTGGACCCCCTGCTGGACCTGCTGGCCTACTCCCTCACTGGTAGTCAAGCACCGCTACAAGAATGGCGTTCACGCTACCCACAACAACGCGATCGGGAGCGGCAAATCCATTTGCACTGGCCATCTGCACAGCCTCAAAGTCACCCCGTTTGATGACTATAACGGCACGCGCTTTGGGGTCGACACCGGAACATTGGCGGACACTGACGGCCCACAGTTCTCTGATTACATGGAAGATAACCCGGCCAACTGGCGCTCTGGGTTCGCGGTACTAACGATCCGCGATAGCCAACTACTGTGGCCAGAGATTGCCCGGAAGCACTCCGAAGGGATGCTGGACTTCCGGGGTAACCTAATTAACGTCAGCGAACTTTAGTCGTCAGTCTGCTCGTCAACCTCTTCATCATCCTCGTCCTCAGCATCCTCATCATCTTCGGACTCGTCAACGCCAAAACGATCAGCCCAAAGCGCGAGAAACGTGTCCTCGTCTTCGTCTCCGTTGAGGAGGTAGTCAATACGCTTGACCATGTCGCCTACGCACTTCAGCAAAGCAACCGTCAAGTTGAAGTTCTCAATCGTCTGCTCTGAGTACTCCGAGACATTGTGCTCGGCCTCAAACTCAATCCGCTCGGCCACAACGGCGATTGACTTCTCATCGCCATCAAAGAATCCACCCACCATGATCACCTCCTTCGAGTAGGGCACGTCGCCCACAAGAAGTCTACTTGCGTACCTCATCATCCTGATGACAGGCTTGTTGCACCAAGGCTTTAAAGCCCTTGGCCAAGTCTTTAAAGCCATGTCTTTAAAGTCAGTGAAATCCGCTTATCGACTTGACTCTCATCAGCACAATCGGCGTGGTATCCCCGCAGTAGTGCGCAACCACCTCGCGGCCTACCGATTCAGCCGCCTCCTCCCAAGTGCTTCCGCTCTCCTCCACCATTTGGTCAATCATCATCTGACCGTCGTAGATCATCCGGGTCACCAGCCTGCCGTTATCCCATGTCTTGCAGGCACCCAACTCGCACATCTCAAACCCCTTGATCTTCATCACCATCTCTGGCATATCGTCATTGTGCATACGGGTTCTCCCTCTTCCTTGATCGGCCACTGTCAACGTAATCGTCCTCGTCCCAGTCATCGGGGGGCGGCGGGTCAATGTCTAACCACCCACTGTCCCGAAGGTACCTCAGAGCCTGCGTGCAGGCATCCACATAGTCGTCATGGGTAGACGCAGGGAACGAGCAGATCTGGCTCACAAAGCCCTCTGCCCAGTCCTTCACAAACCCCTTCCTGCGGTCGCTCTCCGGTATCCATACCCGGCCACGAGCAATGATGTTCGACACAATGTTCAGGCGCTGCGTCTTGTCTGCGTTGCCGGGGTTGTACGCCCGGACCGGAAGATGCGCCCTCTGCAAGTCCTGTATCAGGCTTATCCCCGCGGACTTGTCCTCCACGAGGATCAGGTCCACCCTCTTCCTTTCCTTCCCCTCCCCGAACACCGTGTCGTACTCCTCGATCACCTTCGGCCGTAGATCCGGGTACTGCAGCCGGTCCTGCCAGCAGTCGATCACCATCGCGGCCATGGGTCCATCCAACGGCTTGAACACTCCGAAGGTGATCTGCGCAGTCGGGTCGTTCACCGTCTTGTCCGTGTTCGCGCAGTCATACGATTGGATGATGTACTCGAACTTCGGGAACTCCTTGCCAGCCGGCCACAACTTGAACATCTCCCGCTTGACGATCCCACCCTCCTCGGGGTCGATGATCTCGGCGTAAATCTCCTGCCGGCCTAGCGTGGTCCCTTCGTACTGCAGGATCTGCTTCCTGAAGTTGGCCGACAGGTTGTCGAGGTTGGTGTACGTCGAGGCGGTCGTCACCGCTACGTCGTCACCGTCCCGGCCGATCAGGTCGATGATCAGATCTTTGGGCCGCGGCGTAGTGGTGCAGATGATCCGCGTCTGCTTACCCAGTCGCACGCCAAACTGGATCTGGTCCCATGCATCCTGCAGGTACTCCCATGCAGCGAGTTCGTCGCACCAGCCGCCGTGGAACTGAGGGCCGCGGAAGCGCTCGGGCTCCGATGCCGGGATGCCCTTAATCAGCGAGCCATTGGTCAACTTGACCTCATGCAACGCCTTGTTGTAGTCCGCGATCAGCGCCTGCGGAATGACCGAAATCAAACCTGAGTCACCTTCAAAACAGGTCGCTCTGACATCACTAGAAGTTGGAGCGGCCACCAGCCAGCGCGTCCCCGGCTGGGTATGTGCCCACCATCCGATCTGCTCCGCGGCCGTACGGGTCTTGCCAGCGCCCCTGCCGGCCAACAGCAGCCAGACGGACCACCAGTCACCGGAAGGCAGGATCTGATGCTTGTGCGCCTGCTGAAGCCACCTCATGCGCCATGCCCACGCCACCTGCTGCTCGACCGGCAACGTCAGAAATTTACGCTTAGTCTCAGGGTCCTTGAGTATCTCGACTACATCAGGGGGCAGTTTACCCCCACTTTTGACGGCATTTCCCACTTCTACTGATACCGGCCGGCGAGCGATCGAGACAATTTCCCACTTTGACCCCCATTTCTGGGGTGAAAATGGGAGGTCACTCTTCGATCTGCCTTGTCATTTCCGCATTTTTGAGGATCGACTCAAACATCTCCGCGGTCTGAATGTTGACCTGCAGAGGGTTTTCTTTGTCCCCGGCCACCTGAACCCTGTTACCGTAACGGTTAGGGCTCCAGCACGCTAATAACTTCATCCGCTGCTCCGTCCTGAGCTTCGTCCATTGAACGTACGCAGGATCTATGCGGCTTACGCCGTTGTTGTCCACCACCACCTGCGGGGGAGCATCAATCATAGCTAACGTATCTTGCGCAATCGCTTCAACGCCGTTTTCCCGTGCGCGAGCGACCCGTAAAGAAAAACCGTCTCGGCTTTCCATCCAGTTATACACAGTAGTCCACTCTGGGAATCCCTCAAGCCTGCAGATAGCGCGTAATGGTTCACCGCGAGACAATCGCTCACAGATCTCATCCTCTATCTCTTGGGTCCACTTAGATGGGCGGCCACGCTTCTTTGCGGTCTCGGCCTTGCTGAACGCTTCAATGGTCTGCTGCTGGCGTTTCTGCGCGATTAGCTCTTCAGCATCCTCTGCGTGAATAGCGTCAATGTACGCCTTGGTTGCGGCCTCTTTGGCCTTCTTCTTGAGCTTGAATGCCCCTACCTTACCGTCTTCGATCTTGGCTTCTAGATTGTGCGCGTCCGACATAGTTTCAGTCTCTTTGCGTTGGAGTGTTGATTTTACAAGACATTCTCGATTGATGCTAGAACCATGTAGGAACCTTGAAGGAACCATGATGGATCCTTGTTGGTTCCTTGTTGGTTCGCAACAAAAAAGGCCCCGGAGGGCCTCTTCGTTTACTTAACCAGTTTCGGCCGCTGGATGACTGTCTGCTTCACCCCCTCGCGTACACCGTGCTCCTTAACAGTTGCCACGATCGTCGCGGTCTCGCCCTTTTCTGGGAAATCCATCGCGCTTCCTTTGTAGATCACCACGTTCTGGTTTGCGTCCTCGCAGATATGGATGCAGGTCGTGCCATACGCCCCATCGATATAAACATTGTGCTTTACCGTCAGCGCTAAGGTGACTTTCTTGCCAACCTCTCCAAGGTGCTGGCGGTTGGCGTTGATGGCCGCTTCCTTGTCGGCCCACTCGGCTTTGCGTGCGGCACGATCGGCGAGGATTTTGCGAACGGCCTCGACCTGCTTCTCAGACAACTTACCGTAGGAATCTAGCGCCTTAGCGAGCGAGCCGCCGAAGCCATCCTTATACCCGACGAAGTAGTCGTCATCGTAGATCTTGAATGAGGCGCACCAGCCAATGATTGCTTCCGCGTCCGAGTAGGTGCGGCAGAACGTCGTGCGTGCGTTCTGTAGGATGTTTGCGCGGACAGCGGCGTTGTATGCGCCTTCGTTATGGATTACTGCGCCGGTGATTTTTGCCATGATTCGCTCCTGATTCGCTGTTAGTGAACTACGTTATGCAGTCCATGAACGAAGAGTACATGAAAAAACCCCCTTGCGGGGGCTTTGGCAAAAATATTTTTAGTTTCTCGATCAGCGTCTCTTTTTTGCACCTCACTGCGCCGATCGCGGTGCTTGCCGGCCCCTCGGGGAGGCCGTTGGATAAGGTCCCGGACTACCGGGTTACGCTTTGCCATAACGCTCCTCCTCAATGGTTGGATCCTCGATATACCGCAGCCAGTTCTGGATTTCTGCGGTGCTCATCCAGTCCCCGCGGCTGCCGTCCGCCTGCGGCCCGAACTTGCTGCTCTGCAGATGAACCCGCAGTTCCTGAATGCGGTCTTTCATCGATAGCAGGCGCTCAGTGACCTCGCCGCGGTCCTGCTGTAGTTTGTGGATATAGTTCATTCTCTGTTCCTCGCTGTAGAGGCCCCCGTAGGGGCCGGGTTGATCAGAGCCAGTTCTCAGCAATCTCGTCGAGCGCCCACTCAAGGGTCTCGCTGTACCAGAATCCGAGGCCGTCACGAACGATCACACTATCGTCCTCGAAGGCGAAGAAGCACTTGTGAGTTGTAGTCCCAAGAAGCCGTGAGCGGTCTTCGATGATCGCCAGAGCGATCGTTGGGTGGTAGTCCATTACGTTGACTAGGCGGTCTGCAGTTTTCATTCTCTTCTCCTTCGCTGGTTGCTGCGTTAGTGCAGTGAAGTCAGTATACATAAAAAAAGGGGCTCGCAACCCCTTTTGTAAAAATATTTTTAGACTACCTCCGCTTCCGGATACTTGAGCGTCAAGTGGTTGAGCAGACTGATCAGGATGGCCTGCTCTTGGGGCGTCTCAGCCCCGCCAGCGAGGCGTTCGATCTCCGCAATGATCAGGGTCTCCCCGGCCTTCATTCCCTCGTAGTACTCGCTCATAGGGCGTATGCCTCGCGGCTGCCGTTGATCCACTTTGGGGTGCGTCCGCGTCCTGCCCACGTCGCGCCTGATACCGGATCACGGTATTTTGGCGGGGCTGTCTTGCGGCTGCCTTTCCCTGCTGGGGCGAATCCTAACTGCTCTGCGGTGATCCCTCGCTCGCGGATCAGAGCCTTAATGTCCGCGATGGTCTCGCGGTTCTCCTGCTTGCGCATCTCCTCTGCCTGCTTCATGAGTGCGTCTGCTTGTGCTTTCAGTTCTTCGTAACTAGCCATGATGGCCTCCTCTGTGATGCCCCCGAAGGGGCGGTTAAAAATTAGTTACTAAGCCAACGAGTCCAACGGTCCTTCTGCTCGTCAGGCAAGTCGTCCATCATCCGCGCCGCGATATTAGTGATCGCCCGGCGCATAAAGTCGTTTTTTTGATCATCAGCAATGTGGATGCCGCCAGTGCGCTGGACGTTGGCCCACATCTGTTCAGCGCATTTCTCAATCAGAGATTCAAATTCAACATTACGTTCCATGATTCGCTCCTTGTTGCCCCGGTCTGGGGCGGTTGATTTACTTGCTCGTGACCTTGACGCTGAACACTGCCGAGACCTTGGTGAACTGCTTGTACACGTCCTCACCGAAAGTCTTGACAAACTTGGCCTTGTCAAACGTCTCGCGGTTTGCTTCAACGTAGGTGGCCTTGAACAGAGCACCCTCGACTACCTTATCGCCGCCTGCGCTTGCGGACTCCTTGATGGCGTCCTTGATCGCGTCAGCCTGCTTAGTCAAGTCGGCGATCTGTGCGAGCAGTGCGCCGAGGGTGTCGATGTTGTTGAGTTGCAGATCGTTGTTCATTTCGCTTTCCTTCTCTGTTGTGCCCCGCGAAGTGCAGTGCATGAACAGATAGTATCGCGTCTAAAATCTTTTGTGTGAGATTTCGGCAAAAATATTACTAACCTAGGGTTTCCCCTAGTCAAGGTCACGAGTTCCCTAGTAAATCGCGCACGTCTTGCAGAAGATCGGCCTCGTCAAACCCGTAATGACGGGCAAAACCCTTGGTTCCGAGCCCGTGTACGCCGCTGTTTCCACGGTGGTGTTCTACGCACAGACCGAAGGCATCGAAGTGGCTTGAACGCCTCCCAGCCCCCGTCCCGGCCCTCTTATGGTGGATCTCGACAGGCCCCGGATCATGGGGGCCGTGGAGCCTGCGGCAAACCATGCAACCGAGTGCTGCCACCCGGTTAAGGTGGCGCTTCTCCTCATTCTTCACTCGCCGGCCAAGTTGTGGATCCGAGCAAACGCCTCAAGCATCGCCTTCTCCGATTTGGCCCACCTCGGAGTCTTCCATTTTTTATCGTCAAAAGGATCTGGAGCCATCTCACCCACTTCATGCTCCTCTCGGTCGAAAGCCTCATCCTCGCCTTCAGGAATGGGCTTCTCTTTCCAACACATACCGCCCAACTTGGCAGTCTGAATCTGAACACAACCGGGATCTCCGAACTCATCAATCTGCCAGTAAACGTCGTCTTGATCCTGACCAATAGCCAGACCAATATGACCGGTTGGCTTTCCGTCGTCATCAATAAATCTAAACCAATACGCAAGCATCGCTCTCTCCTTCTGTTAAATCTTTACCTAGCGTCCGCAGGTGGTAGCAGTAGTCTGGTTCTCCACGCAGGTACGGGCCTGATGTATCTACCGCGATGTACGCCCAGACATCACCCTTCGGCCCCGACACCATCCGCCGGTGTAATTGGCCCTCCTCGCACATCTTCGTCATCAAGTTCACCAAGGCTCGTCGGTTACCCGTCACCTTGATCTGCGGCAGGGTTAGCTCGCCTGCGTTGCGTAGAGCCGCCATCACCTCGTCTCTCATTGCCCGTCCCCTAGTAAAAAAGCGAGTAGGTCATAGCCGTACTCTTTGACTTGATCTAGCAACGAGTTGAAGAACTCTCCGCTGTAAACGTCGTCGTATCGATTAAACATCTTGTTCCTTCAGTTGTTGGTGCAGCCTATCGCGTAGGGCGTTAATGGTTTTGCAAATCAAACAATCGCATCCGTGCAAGTTCTCTGGTTTTGTTTCTTCTGATGCGTATTCCAACACATCCAGCGCTTGTTGCATGAGTTCGCGGTCAGTCATTTCTCTCCCCTTGCGCGGTTAGGCCATTCAGCCCACATGATTGGTTTGCCATATAAAAACTCTTTGTCAAACGCCGCCGCTATAAACTCTAATGGGGACACTTGAACGGGTTTGACATCGGGGATGACTTCGGGGGTCTCTGGTTGCGCCAACCTATCGCGCAATGCGGCAACAACATCCCTACCCTGCTTGTACTCAGCCGGTGACGGGTTAAACGTCAGAAGTCCTCCAAAAGCCTCCAGCGCCTGTTGCATAAGTTCGCGGTCAGTCATTTCTCTCCCCTTACGCGGATAACGGTTGCGATACTATCCTCCAGTGCCTTAATGTATTCGTTGACCTTCTCAATCTCTGGGGCGTTAGCTGCGATAATGCGTTCTCGTTCATGCGCGGCAACAAGGGAGGCGAAGTTAGCAAAGCCTTCAAACCCAACAATATCTACAACCCCATCGGCGAACCCCGCCTCCCGCGCCATGCGGATAATGTCTTCTTTGGTCATGCTATTTTTTCCTTGAACCCGCTTGGGGCTGATTTTTTAAAACACGTCTCGCACTTCCAGCGGAAAGCCTGACCGTTAGATGTAGGAACCTTGTGGATTGCGTTGCGCACCCGGCACTGCTGACAGTTGTGGTTCCCCTGTTTTTCAATCACCGTTTTTCTCCTCGTTTGGCCACTGAGACCAGATGATTGGGTTGGCGGTTAAGTCTTCTTTCCCTTGGACGATATGGATGAACTCCGCCGGGCTCACTTGTGCCGGCCCCCTTGTTTCCGGCGCAGAACCCGATCTGTTGACGGACATCTGGCCAGCCAAGTAGGCAGCCTTGTAGGCTCCTTCATGGTTCCCGACTCTCAATAACTGAGCCTTCAGGTGCATGATCTTAAGTTGAGATTCGCCCATCGCGGCCTCCCAACCAGCCGACCATCCCTCGAAGACGTGAGCCTCCCGCGGGTCATAACTCCCAATCGGTGCTTTACCGTGAGTTTTTGACCACCAATCTCTCCATGCCTGAATCTTCATAACGTAGCCCTCATTTCATGGCGTGCTGACGCCTCTTGCGATCGCCAAACCTCTACACGCGCTTGGGCGGCGACCAATGCCCAACGCATCTCCTCTTCTGTCTCCACCGCCGCCCTCAATCCCTCTAGCAGCGTGATGTACTGAGGATGGCTGTACGCATCCCTCTCCTGCGCGTTAACCGCGCCCTCTAAGCTCCCCTTCATCAAGATCGCCTTTAAGCTCTTGCGGTACTCCTCAAGGTAGATCCGTTCCGCCTTAGCTTTGGCGTAAACCTTCCCCTGCTTGAAAATGAATTCAACGGCGTCGTTAGGATCAATCACGTCATCTCCTCAATCTTGACCTTCAACATCCCGCCAATCGTGTCGCCCCACCGGATCCGAAGGTCCCGGATCTGCGAGTCATCCTCATAAACCAAAGCCTTCGCCATTCCATCAAGCACGGCCTTCAGGAGGTTATCTAAATCTCTCTTGCGATTGTCCGGGCGGAACGCAACGATTTCCACCCTAATTGGTCCCGTAAAGGTATACACCCTCTGTAAAAGACACTGCTCCATAACAAAACGCCTATATGCGCGTCCCTTTTCAGACAAAATCATCCGACCCTGATAAGTCCGCCAGTAAGTGTTGAGGCTCGGCGGCCACGGTAAAGTTAATTCCACGTCATTGCTCCTGCGTTTATGACTTCAACGTACTGCTGACTCTCTCGATCGTAAAAGAGCGTGTACCACTCCTCACCCTCTCCGTTTCTCTGCTTCTCACACATCAGAATCGCATCCGGCGCAAGAACCTCGGCGTTGTCTCCCGCCTGAATCATTCGCTCCTTCTTCTTATTTCTCCACCAGATGAAGACGTTGTCTACCTGATCCGTTATGGATCCGGAGCCCTTAATGTCCATCTTGTTGGGCATCACCTCCTCGCTCGACGCCTTGCGAATGTGATGAACCAAATGAATGTGGATGCTGTGATCTCTGGCCACCGCGCATAACTCGTCGACGAAACCTTTTTGTTCGTTATAGGCGTCCTCAGCGCTGACGCACTTCATCAACGAATCAACGAAGACGTGCTGTATCCCGAGTTCTACAGCGCAGTACCGAGCCATCGCCACAACCTGACGGGCATTCACCGAACCTTGTTGGTCGTACAGCCACAGACAACCCTCTGACCAGACCGAAAAGTCAACACAGGCCTTGGCAACCTTATCCACCAAACCAAACCCCGGAACCTCGAAGTTCAACCCGGCAAATTGCCGGAGCATCCTCGTTAGAGTCCGCTTAGGTTTCATCTCAAAGCTGGCAATGCAAACCTTCTGGCGTTGCTTGATCAGACCTAACGCGATCTGGCCAGTCGCGAGTGACTTACCACCACCGTTAGAGCCAGCGTAGATGGTTACTTCGCCGGGCCGGAAGTCAAACGAACCGTGAGTCTTCAGCCACGGCATCAGAATTTTCACGCTGCGCTCTGGGCGCTCGTAATCCTCGGCGATCTCAAGCAACCAGCCAATCGGATCCTTGACGTGCTGGCCAATGTCCGCAGCCTTCGCCCACTTCTCAATATCAATGTCGCCGGACTTGACTAAACGCACCTTACGGGCTGCGTCCAGATCTCTCGCTTTTTGTTCGATGTCAAGCATAACGAGTCGCCTCTAAAATTCGCTCTGCCGCTAGTTTAAGCCGTTCCAGATCGTCTGGGCTTAGGGGTTTTCCATTAGATATGTCGATCGCCGACAGGGCCACGATCAGGCTTTCTACAGAAATAATTCTAAGTAAATCAGTCGCATAGAACGCTGGTTTGATCTGCTCGCCCCGTTGAACCGGGCCGTCATCGAACAGGTCGTTCATGTCCAATCCGATCGCACCTAGGACCTCTTCTACCGCGCACCCGCCAAAGCAGTGCATCAGCACCCGACCGTCAGGCTTAAACCGGATCGCCAGCGAGGGTGACTTGTCGTCGTGAGCCGGGCACCTTGCCGTCCACGACTCCCCCCGTCCCCGCACTTGGGAGAGCCTGCTCAGGATGTCATTGGGGTTCATAGGCCCTCCAAGGCACTTAGATCGACGCAGGAGACGCGATCGGGCGTGGGTTGATACCTGAGTAGCCCCCCGTTAAGAAAACACGTTGTAGGGCCTCTCATAGGACTTTCCTTCCGAAGGGTAGGGCGGTGGTTGCGACTTCGTCATCGAGCCACCGTTTTTGGTTGAGGTAGGTCTGCGGCGCAGGCTCAAATCCCGTTAGCCACTGCGTGGTCCCCTTGAGCCGTGAGACGTGAGAAACGATCCGATCACAGTGCTCGTCCATCCCGTTCTTGACCCAGATTTTGAAGCAGGCTGCCTTGCCTACCTTGCGGGGTGAGCTTGGCCAAGTTGACCAGAAGCGGTCGAAGCCCCCGGAAGGGGGTAAGGGGGATATATTCTTATTCTTATTCTGGTTGCCTTCAAGGTTCGCGACACTACTTTCTGACGAACCTTCAAGGTTGCCTTCATGGTCGCTTGTTGGTTCCGTTAAGGTTCGAGGTGATCTCCTTTTGACTCCTTGTGCGGCACGTTCTGCCGCTTTCTCTGCGGCTGCCTTCGTGCCCTTCAAATTGCGTTCGATGATGGTTTGGTACGCCAACACCTCTTCCTCGACCCTACGGTTTCGGTAACCCTCCGCGGTCTTCTCGAAGAACTCCGACAGGACTTGCTCAACGATGTCCTGATCAATCCTCACCCTGCGAGCGACGAGGTTGGTGTCTAACGGGATCGGCTTCTCGCTGAGGTACGCCATATCTAACAAACGCCGGTACGCGAGATCCTCGGCGTCCGATAGGTGGATGGTCTTAATTTGGTACTCGGCCGCGGCGAACTTGTACCACTTCACAGCGCGTCCCCAAAAAGGTCCGGCCGCAGGTGCTTGCGGTGAATTCCTGTGCGCCTTTCGATGTCGATCGCTAACGTCGCCGACGGAACCTCACGGCCCGTAATCAGCAGACTCAACCACGTCTTCGTGATCCCAAGCTCCCGCGCTAAGGCAGTCTTCGCCCCGCGGTGCTTGTCAGAAAAGTACTGTTCGAGTGTCATCACCCCTCCTTGTGAAACTTCATCTTACACGAATTTTCACCGTGAACAAGTTCTTGTAACTTTTTCTTGATGGTGTTAGAGTGCGTTCACTCTTAGGAGGTTCTATGATTGATCCGTTTGATGCCTTGATGGCCTATCACCGGGCCGAAAATGGGAAAGCCTCCGTGGAGGATTGGAGCCTGCTCGCCGCTTCTGGCGTCAGGAGAACAGTGATCTTAAAAACCGTTGGAGTTACATATGAGTTTAATTTTGAAGACGGGAAGCGAATCGACCTTCAAGCCAGTGCCCGAAGGAACCCACCTCGCTCGTTGTTACCGGATCGTTGACCTTGGAACGCAAGAATCAAATTATTTGGGCCAAGTCAAGAAACAAAAAAAAATAATGTTTCAGTTTGAGGTTCATGGGGAAGATGAGAGTGGATTTGCGCTCGTTACTCGCGCTGGAGAGCCGATGAGCATAAGCAAAAATTACACAGCATCCCTTGACGAAAAAGCAACACTTCGCAAAGACTTGGCTTTGTGGCAAGGCCACGCTTTTGCAGAAGATGAGATAAAAAAGGGATTTGATATAAAAAAATACGCAGGGATGTGGGGCATGATTAGTGTAATAAAATCCCCCGGCGCGGACGGCAAAGAGTATACAAACATTAAATCTATTACTCCTGTTCCGCCGATTGTCAAAAAACACGGACTCCCTCAGCACTTCAATGAGGTCAAAATTTTTGACATGGATGAGCCAGATATGGAGTTGTTTGCGACGTTCTCTGACCACTTACGGGCAAAGATCGAAGGGTCACCGGAGTGGAAGAAACGCAACAATCTTTCCTCCTACACCGGCGGTGGTGTGGAAATTGAGGACGATGACATCCCTTTTAATTAGAACCGGTCTATAATGGTCACTCATCCAGCACAGGAGAGCGGCATGATCAGTTCCAAAGAGTGTTTCAAGTGCAAGACCGTCAAGCCATTAGAAGAGTTTTACAAACACAAGATGATGGCCGACGGTCACCTCAACAAATGCAAGTCGTGTGCAAAATCTGATGTCAACAAAAATCGCCAAGACAACTTGGAAGCCAAGAGAGAGTACGACAGGAAAAGGTCACGTCTTGCCCATCGTATGGAACTTAAGTCCAGAGTTACCAAAGCGTGGAGGGCAGAAGATCTGCGTAGACAGCAATGCCATAACGCAGTTAGGAGAGCAATCCTTGACGGAAGGCTCGTTAAGTCTCCTTGTACAAGATGTGGCGAAGTCAAAAGCCTCGCCCATCACGAAGACTATGACAAGCCTCTGGATGTCATGTGGCTTTGCCAGCCCTGTCACAAACAGCGGCACAAAGAATTGAAAGAAGAGTTCTGATGAGACCGCTCTACGAAAGCTCGAAGGATCTTTCTAACGAACTCCGCGTCTCTAAAATCCTAAAAGATTGCTGGGAAGCGGATTTTGTAAAACTCACAATGGCCTATCACGTTGACTGGGCTGTTGTGAGGGGACCAGAGATCAAAGCCTTCGCAGAGTTCAAGCGCCGTCACAACCCTAAGGATCAATACCCTTCGTTCATGATTTCATTGAACAAATGGATGAACGGAAAGAACATGGGTAAAGAAGTCGGGGTTCCATTCCTGATCATAGTGGAGTGGGATGACGGCCTCTATTACTGCGACACGGAAGCAGTCAAACCAAAATACGGGTTAGGAGGAAGATGGGACCGGGGAGACTCGCAAGATCAGGAGCCATGTGTTTTTATCGAAACAAAAGCGTTCTATAAAGTGAGAAAAAATGCCAGAGAATCTTAGAGATTGGGCCGTACTATCGGCATTCGTTATTACTGTCGCCGCCGCTTTAGCTGGAGAGCGAGAGATCATGGCGGTCAGTTGCGTTGCAACAATAATCTTAGTCATCACAGGGAAAGGAAAATGATCGTCTCCCAGAAGAAAACAAGTGAGCACTGGTACACCAGAGGTGGTGAGCCGATGTACACAGTCGTAGGAAGGACCGGAGTACGGCCTACAACGCTTCGTGACGCAAGAACGAAGGACCTAGTACCCTCGGTCACTACCATCCTTAACGTGGCCGCAAAACCCGCTCTAATCGCGTGGATGCAGAAGCAGGTACTCATGAGTGCCCTGACTATGCAACGGATCGGTGACGAGCCTGACGCGGCCTACATGGACCGTATTCTCGTTGACTCACGGGAGCTTGCCAAAGCCGCCGCGGACGCCGGAACGGACATCCACAACTCAATCGAGGCGTTCTACTCCGGCAACAAACCGCCTCGCCACTTCGATCACGTTAAAGCAGTCTCTGACGCGCTGCAGGAAGAGTTTGGCGATCAGGACTGGGTAGCCGAGAAGTCCTTTGGCCACGAGCTTGGCTTTGGCGGTAAGTGTGATCTCCATTCCTTGGAGGTCGTCGTTGACGTTAAGACAAAGGAATTCGGGCCATCGGATGACGTTGACGGCTATGACGAGCACCTGATGCAACTCGCCGCCTACCGGGTAGGTCTGGGAGTACCCGAAGCAAAGTGCGCGAACATCTTTGTATCTCGCACCCACCCCGGCCTAGTGGTCATCAAGAACTGGACCGAGGACGAGCTAGTCCGCGGCTGGGAACAGTTCAAGTGCCTTCTCCGTTTCTGGCAACTCAAGCACAATTACAAATGAAACCAATATCCGCATTTCAGACCTCTGACGGTGAGATCTTCCCCGATCAGGAAAGCGCTAGCCGTCACGAGTTCTTCCTTGAAAACAAGGACCTTGTAGAAGACTTCTTGGGATCAAACGAGAACCCGTACAAGGGATCCGCACACCGCAGCATCGTGCAGGGAAGCATCCTGCGCTGGGAACTATGGAGAGCAAAGAATGTTAAGTAAGTCCTACCTAACCGACTCTACGATCAAGCAGTTGTACTTCTATACGGACAAGTCCCGTAACCCGAATGGGGTCTACGGATACGTTGATGTGCTTGAATTTGCTCGGATTGTTGAGCAGTACGTCATTGCTCAGAGCGAAAAAAAGCCCGTGATTGCACGGGCTGAACCGGCACCCGCCGGATCTGGGGGAGGAGAGG